CGACTGATGAAGAAGCAGACGGTGCAAGTTGAGCTACAGTTGATGGGTCGTTGTAAACTTACAGTTGCAACAGAAGACTCCAACAAGGTAGACAAACAGCACCACAAGAATGCAACAGCGCCCAATCTAATCCACTCGCTAGATGCAAGCCTGCTCCACCTATCTGCACTACGCTTCGACGCTCCGATTTCCCTCATACACGACTCGGTTCTATGTCGTGCTACTGACATGTCTGTTCTATCAGCCATTGTTCGTGAAACATACATGCACCTCTTTGCGGAGCATGACTACCTTCGAGACTTCGCTCAACAGATAGGAGCGGAGACTGAACCACCGATCATTGGCGACCTTGAACCGGAGTCAGTGATTGAATCCACCTACTTTTTCTGTTAATGGCACAAACCATCCACAAGACTGAACAGCCCGTCGTTCTCGACGGATACCAAGCTGTGATGAAACCCTCCAAGTTTGGCTACAGCATGTCTGCCATCCTTGGATCTGATATGATCGAAGCACTGGAGGAAGACCGTGTTGGTCTACTCAAATGGTGCGAGACTCGCCTCAAGAATCCTAAGCGCTCCACGCTCAAGCCTGAGCCGTGGGAAGAGGTTAGTGAAGGACAATACAAAGTTAAGTTTAGCTGGAATGACGAGACTAAGCCTACCGTGGTTGACACTGAAGGCACTGTTATCACTGATGAGGAGCTTCCGCTCTACAGTGGCAGCCGTGTTAAGATCGCGTTCCGTCAGAAGCCTTACGTCCTCAAGGATGGCACAACGTATGGCAGCAGCCTTAAGGCAGTTGCAGTGCAGGTTGTCGCTCTGGCTAATGGAGGCGTCGGCGTTGATACAGGCGACATGTCTGAAGTAGATGTGGCTAGCCTGTTCGGCACGACTGAAGGCTTCAAAGCAGGCGCTCCTGCTGTTACCACCACTGAAACCGAAGACAACGACTTCTAATGGCTTTCCGCTCCGGGCTCGAAGAGAGGGTCGCTGACCTTCTCACCGGGCTGGGCGTGAAATACGAATACGAATCAACGAAGGTTCCATACCAAATTCTATGCAACTACACACCCGACTTTCTTTTACCGAATGGTGTCTGGCTCGAAACAAAGGGTCAACTGACACCGGAAGACCGAAGGAAGATGATTGCTGTAAAGAAGTGCAATCCAGAATTAGACATTCGGTTCGTCTTTCAAGCTCCCTATAACAAAATAAACAAGGGCTCCAAAACCACCTACGCTAAGTGGGCTGACCGCCAAGGATTCAAATGGTGTGCTGCTCACGCTATACCTATCGAATGGCTAACTTAATTTTAGACGATTGTTTGAATGCGTTACAAACGCTTGATTCAAATTCAATCGACAGTATCGTTACCGATCCACCTTACGGAATCTCATTCCTTGGTAATGACTGGGACTATGAGCTACCTAGTTACGCTATATGGGAGCAGTGTCTCCGGGTATTGAAACCCGGCGGTTACTTGCTCTCTTTTTCCTCCGCCCGTACCTATCACAGACTAGCAGTATCTATCGAAGATGCTGGTTTTGATATCCGTGACCAGATCATGTGGGTCTACGGTCAAGGTATGCCGAAGGGTAAGAACCTCAAACCTGCGCACGAACCTATATGTGTAGCCCGTAAACCTTTCAAAGGATCCCTCAAGGATAACCATAAGAAATGGGGAACGGGTTACTTGAATGTAGATGAGTGCCGTCCTGGTAGTAGACATCCAGCCAACCTGATTCATGATGGATCAGATGAAGTGATTGAGATGTTTCCAGAAAAGGCAGGAGCACTGTTCTCCGCTACCCGCAAGGTAGATACCACGGGAGGCAGCGGCAACAGCCTCATGGGCAAACCTCGTAAGGCTGGCGAACATAACGGTACGATCGATGAACCAGGCTCCGCCGCTAGATTTTTCTGGTGCGCTAAACCTTCACGGACTGAGCGTAACGAAGCTAACAAACACCCTACAGTTAAACCTATCAAGCTAATGTCTTACCTCGTCAAGCTGGCTACGCCTGCTGGAGGTACAGTACTAGATCCTTTTATGGGTTCAGACCGTCGTGAGACAGCCCTATAGTGAGTCGTAT